AAGTAATAATTTAACCAATCCTTTTCTTCTAATTTCTTTTAAACAGTCAAGTTTTTTACCAGAAGGAGTTTCATCTCGTTTCATCTTTCGTATGTAACAGGAGGAGGTGTGAGCCAATGACGCACACCATTTATAATCTTAAATCTAACTTTTAAATTAGGATCTTCAACATAATATTTGGAAAGTTTTGTTTCATTAGAAAGGAATTTCATCAATGTCAGGTTGCTGGTTTTCTATCTTTTGCGGATTAATATTACCAAACAATCCATATTGTCCGTCAATACCTTTTGCGTTTATGTAAATACATTGAGTCTTTACTTTTTCTTTTTTCTTGAAGTCATAAACTTCACCTTGTTTTTGCTTGGTATAGCTTAGAGCTTTTAAATGATCTATAAACTCATTAAGAGACTCTACAGGAATAGTTAAGGTAAGTACCTTACTATCGTCATCATCATCAAATCTGTTGTCTCCAATAGACCATTTGATAGGTAGTTTCAGTGCTGGATTAAAGTCAGGCATCGTTAAAATAGGATTTAAGTAAATTGTTAAAAAATTGATTAGTGGTGATATTGTTCATGTGACAATAATCTCTAATCTTTTGTGAAAGATCGTCAGAAGTACGCAAACTAAATACGTTTCGATTCCAATCTTTTTTCCGTTCTTCTTTTCTCTCTAGTAATTGTCTCATAATTTCAGTACCAGAGAACTCAGCTTCTTCGGTTGTCATAAGGTGTCATCTATTATTGATATAGCATGACTCAAAAACTCTCCTTGTCTAGCTAATGTAATAGGAGAAATTTTTGAAACTTTAAATAATTCCTTGTAATCTTCTACAAGTTTTTTCATTTGCTTTGGATGTTTTTCACTAAATTTCATTAGCTTTGCATTGATAGCATTTCTAGCGTCATTAGAAATAGGAGGATCATTCTTAGCTTTATCAGAAACAGGAGCTAACTTCTGATTAGGTGCAGTTGGTGTTGTTGCAGTACCAGGTTCAGTCTCAGGTGTTTTATGTTCCTGATCGTCCTCTTTTACTTCTACTCTTGCCCACAGTTCAAAAGCGTCACCAAATGAATAACAAGCACAGGCACATAAACATCTCCTATGTGAGTTTTGAATATCATTAGCAGATATTTTTGCATAAGGAACTGGTCTGTTTGGTCCTTCTGTAACTGCATAAGGAAATAAAGGTAGCTTTACACCTGTCAATACATTCTGAAAATAACCCATCAAGTAACCTGTACCATTTGGTGTTTTCCAAACGTATTCTCCTTCTGGGTTTGGCTGTAATGCAAAACACCAGTTGGGTGCGTGTTCTCTGATTCTCTGGGCAGTTTTAGCCCATTGGCTATAATCAAATTTGCCTTTTTTATAGATGTCACCTTTAGTAAGAATCCCACCTAAATTAGGAATGGATTGACTTACTACTTGAGGATCATCTACCTCTGGTATGCTCATAAATTAATACTGTTTACTATTCAATTATATAACACAGGTAAGCACTTGTAGTAACTTACTGTAAAGCTGACTGTAATAAAGTGTTGAATTGTTCTGGTGTCAGCACAACTCTCCAACTACCACCTCTAAATCTAACCATACTAGCAACGAAGTCCACACCAGCGTTTTCACGTTGCGTTTCTACTTCTCTAGGCTTAACAAGACAGGCTTTTGATTTATCTTGCCAATCGCAAACCTGTATCACGCAGTTAGGTATTCC